ATCTCATCATCAGGAATTGATGGTGTGATTGGGTCCACCCAAGGATTGATGATACTCATTGAGAATCTACTAACGAGAAGCGGCGTGAATGCTGCACAACTTCTAGCATCTCAATGACTTGTGGCGGCAGGATTTCCCGTGCGCGTTTGGTATCGAATCGTTTGGATTCAATTTGAGTCCAGCGCACAACTGGGCGTCCATTATGCAGACCTTCCTCACAGTCACCTAAAGCGCTCTCCAGGTGACTGCGGGCGATGTCTGCAATCTCTTGCCATTCTTTTATCTTGCCCAATGCTTCGCGATATTGCTTCAGCCATTGAGCAGTGTTGTCATCTAGGACAACAACACCTTTTTCTATTTCTGTTGACATAGTTCCCCCTAGTCAGTTTTTAGTACCAATTGTGGCGCTGGAAATGTTTCCAAGCAGCGCAGGGAGTTTGGTGCCTGCGATGGATGTACGCCAAAGTTGCTACGGTTTGAGCCACACCGGAATCAGAATGTTTCATTCCAAGACCTTCGTATGTTTTTTTGAGCAATTGCCCGATTCCTCGCGCACTGCTCTTTGGATTCTTGGCCTTGGGATTCCACGCGGATTCCTTACCGACCAATTTTGTGAAGCAGGCGAACTGCTTCTTTGTGAGCAATTCCCGCGCTATCTGCTTCGGATTGACCTGCATTAGTGCTGGTCTCTCTTCATAGATGACGGTGGCGGGAACTGCTGGTTGTGGTGCAAAGGCAGCGTTGACAAACATTGATGTCATTGCTGAAACCCCGATGATAATGGCGATTCCTCGCCAAGTTTTCCTGTTGTGAGTTGTGATTGGATTTCTCCTTCCAATTTCACACCAGCCCGCTTGAGAACAGTCGTAACATACGAATGGTCAAGTTTTAGTGCTGCTGCGATTTCTTTTGGTGTGCATCCAGACCCAAACATCACGCGAATCTTTTCCGCGTTGTTTGCTTTTGGCGCAAGTGCATAACGAGTGTTGAGCATTTTCTTGCGTTGTTCAGTAGTGAAACCGCCCCATATTCCATAGGGGATTTCTTGGTCACCACAAATTGATTGGATGGTTGGGAGCGACTTTCGCTCTTCAGCACGCGATTCAGGAAAGAAGATGTTGGCATCTTCAATCGTTCTGCACTTGGCTTCTGGCAATTTAGGAATAAGTGGAAGGAATTCAAAAAAATTCACATCCTCTCCTTCAGCCAGGAATCAAGGTCCTGAACCACGAAAGCCTTCTCTACAGAAGCATTGCGGCGTTTGATAACCACAAATGATGGTGGCACTTCTGCCAAGCCACGCGCTTTGGCGTAGTTCTTGGCTTCAGCCACCGCTTCTTCCCAGAAGGTCGGCAAACTAATGGATTTACGATTCTTGGCTTCAAGAATGTAAGTCTTACCAGCGATGACAGCGACAATGTCGCCTTCATCTTTGGAACCCGAAAGTCGCAAACGCTCTGCAAAGACACCGTGACTCCGCAACCACTTGAGGATTCCGATTTCCCAGGCAGAGCCTTTGCGTCCATTCGGATTGGCCATTACTTCACCAATTCTAACTTTGCGGGCTTTTTGACCCGCGATTCTTTGACAATCATAATCAACTGTTCTGCCAAGGTCAGCGCTTCTTGCTCTGACAATTTCGCAATGCGAACAATGACATCAGGCATTCCAGCGCGAACCTTATCCAGGCGGCTGGCGGCATCTACATCCTTGAGAGCATCCACAGATGCAAACTCCTTCAATCCTGCCAGGTCAATCAGATTCACCTGGTCGCAGACATCTTCCAAAAGGTCCAGGTTGGCATCACGCTCTTCCAGGTAAATGGAGAACTCCCCATCGGCTCCAGCGTGGACACTGAACAGCGGCTCACGGTGTCTCATCGGCGCTCCAATGCCTGCTTGATGCGCTTCTGCTTGGAATCCCACTGCTGGGCTTCCCTGATGGCTTCATCCATCGGGCTGGCCTCATACCGCAGGACCGCCACAATAACCCCTACCAGGCCCACCAAGGCCCCAATCATCACTATCTGGTCCATTCGGACCCCCTTTCGTTTGGCCCAAGTATGACCTAGGCGGCTGACAGCCTAGGGACGACACGCAGGGACCGCCAAGGGTCAGTTGTATGGACAATCGTATGGACATCTGATTCACTTCTCTCATTGGGGAAACGCCCCAGGAAACGGAAAAAGAAAATGAACGCAAAGCAGACAGTCGAAAGAATGGCAAAAGAACTTACAAACGCTGGTTACAAATTGCATTCAACAGAAGTAGCAGATGACAAATTGATGTTTGCATTTGTAACACCAGAAAACAGCAACATCTTCACAAAGAGCGAAATGTTTTATATCTCAGCATCTTATGGTGAATACACAAATCGTTGGAGAGCATTTTTCTCTTACTCAAGTCACGGTCTTTTTATTGATTCAGTTCACAAATCAAAAATGTCATATCGTGATATGTGGGACCAAATCAATTTTTCAATCAAATATGAAATCTCATTTCTTCCAAAGGTCGGTGCATAATGAAAAAAGCAACTGGTAACAAAAAAGGTCAAGAAGCATTTGCAGTAATGCAGGCTTGGCGCGAATATGGCGTGCCAGAACTAATTACTCAATATGAACTTTATTCTCTAACTGGTGGCGTAGTCGGTAAGCCAGCATCAACAACACCAGTTCGTTTGATTGATGCAGCAGTGAAATATGTAAAAGTTGGCGGTTCTAAAAAAGATTGGTTCTTACTAAAGGAAGGTAAGTAATAATGAAAATCACAATGGAATCTGTGACAACAGGGCCAAACATTTTGGCAATTTTTCAGAACAAAGAACACACCATCACTATCAAAGTTCTTGATGACATTTCATACGAAGTCACACGCAATGGCGTAGTGCAGCGATTCGATATGAACCACTGGTACATCCGACCACAAAGCGTTGTTAGACATGTTGAGAATGATGTTGCATCAAATGTCTATCCAGGAGTCAGGAGAATTGCATAATGCTCGACCTACTCTTTGGCACGCACATTGGCGGCTGGCAGGCAATGGTCCAGTTCTTCTTCTGGACCGGAATTTCATTGGTCTTAGTTCTTCGCTGGATGAAAAGGAATACACGATGAGCGCAATGAGCAACTTGCATCTGCAACTGACAACAGCGATGAATCACACCGCTGACAAACTTCGCGATGCGACCGCCGATGGCTCTGGCGAAGTCTTAGAAGCCACCTGTATGACAGCAATTGAGATTCTGCAAATCTGCGCCAATGCACTGGCGGAGATACGCGAAGCCAGTGAAGGAGTCAGCAGTGGACATTAGGAAGTGCCAGCGATGCGGTCAGATTGATTGGCAACAAGGTTTTCACATTCCGTGTAAATGTAATCGAAAGGAGAAGAAATGAAGAAGATTCGGTCCGTCCGTGTCAGCGATTCGCTGTGGTACAAGGTCAAACTTAAGGCCAAGGAAGAAGATAGAACTGTCAGCGAAGTCATCGTTGATTACTTGCGTGAATATGTAAAAGCCTAAAAAGCAAGAAGAACCCCCACACTGGAAAGGTGTCAGTGTGGGGGTTCTTCCTTATCGCTAGGGGATAAAAACTATTGTTTATCCTGGTTGCGTTTTATTTCAGCGAGTTCGGCAGCAATACTAAAGTATGCGGCACCATCAATGAAAGTATCATCTTTGGAGTATTCAAAATTTTGTTGCAGTCTGGCAATCTTCACCAGCGCCATACAGATTGCAACCTGCATTGGCGATACTTCTGTCTCAAGGTAGGCAGACCACAAGACTGCAATTCTTCTGTGATTCTCATACGGTGTTCCATAATCTTCTTGGCGGTCACCGTACATCAGCCTTTCGGCTTCTTTGAGAATTTCCCCCCGTTTCATAATCTATTTACTCCCGCGACCGAATTCTGTCGCCTTTGGGTCAATTGCTTTGAGCAATGGACCAACTGCTGCTGCAATGAAGCACGCAACATAATCTTTGATGGCGCGTGATGGGTCTGCAAGATAGAGAGCGGCTGCTGCTGCTACACCTGCTCTTGCGTAAGTGCTGGCGATTGCGATGACTTTTGCTTTGTCGAACATTTGCACTCCTTGAACTTAGGTCTGCCAAAACCAACGATAAAGACTGGTAATGACGGTTTGAGTTTTCCCCGATTCTTCTTCTTATAGGCGCGAACCTTACGACATACTTGGCCACCATTGCGCTGGTCGCCTTTGGTGTCTGGGGCTGTGTTGCCTTCAATTGTAATGACAGTTCCGTTGTTCTGGACTTCAACAACAATGCCTACATGGGAGATGCGGTCAATGCCATCGCTGGGGAAGTCAAAGAACGCAATATCGCCGACAGCAGGCTCACCAGCGGCGACTGGCAGCCATCTATTTGCCTTGATAAAGGCTTCGGCTCCTGCTGGGGTATAGGTGCAGTTAGGAATCTTCAAGTCAACTTGCTTGGCGCACCAATTCACAAAAGCGCCACACCAAGGCTGATTGGCCTTTTGATACTTGGTCTGGTTGTCCTTGGGTCCTTCAATATAACCAAGTTCGCCAGTGGCTACTTCAACAAAACTACTTACTTGACCGCACATTTCTTTCCATTCGCTCTTCCAAACGATTGACTTGGTCTTTCAAACTTGAGCCAGAGTTGGGCTTGAGTTCTGCCAAGTAGTGCTGCACTAGCCATTTGACTCCGTAGGCAAATGAGCCAATAAGTGTGCTGACAGCAACTGCCAGGGTTGCGATGTCGGTTGGTGACATTATTTCTCCTTCAGCAAGACCTGAATTGAATCAAACAGGTCTATATGGTCATCAATTGTCCGTTGTATTGGAACAAGTTCCGTTACAAAGTCCATTTTCTAATTTCTTGATTGTGGCTCTCAAGATTGCATTCTCTTGAGCCATTGAACCAATCTGCTCACGCATTGCCTGCAATACGGTTGCCAGGTCTAGTTCGTTTTCCATTTATTCCCCCTTGAGTAGTTGAACTTCTTTGTAAAGGTCTTGAATCAAGGCTAACAATCCAGGAATGATGAAACGCTCATTCCAGGAATGAACTTGACCGTCACCATAATCTGCAGCAATCGGATAGATAGCATCTACTTCTTCAGCAATAAAACCTGGAAGCATTACGCCTAGGCGGTCATCATTTTCTGAAAGATAGCCTTCTTTGTAGGTGAAGGCACGCACTGGTAAATCAAGAAGTTTGTTGTGATTGATTTCTTCAACGCTGCTCAATGGCACAACATTTTCTTTGAAACGGATACTAGATGCGCTGGTCTCTTGGATTTCACCGATGGAACCTGTGGCAACGCGAAGGTTGGTGGCAGATGTTGATGTTGTGAGGTTTGGTGCGAACATTGTTGAATTGAATGTGGCAGTTGAACTGGCAACAAAGGCATTAGAGAATGTGTGAGTTCCGCCTGAATATGTAGTCTGACCAACTACAAGATTGCCATTAGAGCCAGCCGCAAGATACTGAGTAGAACTAGCATCAATAGACGCATTAGATGAACTTAGTTGAACTTTAGGATAACTAGCACCAGAAGAATCAGGTGACGAGCCATAATGCCAAAGAGCGCCAGAGGTGCTGAAGTTGAGCATATTAGTAACAACAGAACCATTGGCTTTTATTTGCATTGCATTACTTGAGCCATTTAAGATAACTGCATTTGAGCCAGAGGAAGTTTGTATTGTTCCGCCAGTGATTGCGCCAGTTCCAACGCCTGTCAAACCTGTTGCACCAATGCTAAAGCCATTTGAAGCGCTGCCAAAATATCCAGCATTGGCATTGATGGTGCCTTGGATAGTGGCACCTGTCGCAGTTAAAAGACCAGAACCATCAATGATGGCATTACCAGCAATGTTAAGTGTTCCACCAGTAATGGTGGCACCTGTGACGCTACCTGAAAATACTGCTGCGCCAGTAGAGGCAGTCAATGAGAAGGTTGCAACATTGCTTGAATTAAATGCTGCAAGACCAGCAGAATTGAGAACTACGCGAGCGCCAGTAGTAGCAGATGCGCCTGAATAAACTGTGATGCCATTACCATTGATTGCAGTTATTTGATTGCTGGCATTAACAATGGTGTTTGCGCTTGGTTGTAGTGAAGCAATAGCGGCGTTGTACGCGGTTGCTGCATTTGCCAAAGCAGTTGTTGCTGTTGATTGAGCCGCACCAGCGGCAGCAGCGGCAGCATTAGCAGTTGATTGAGCAGTTCCAATTGCAGCATCTTGAGCAGATACCCAAACACCGCCAGCCCTTACATATAACTTATTGCCCGCATCAGTTTCAATCCACAAATCACCGTCATTGATTCCAGCGCCAGTTGGTTCTGCTGCTTGCCGATAAACCTTAGTTTTGCCATCAGCGAGAATTTCAATTGATTCTAAATTGCCAGCCAAGCCATCAGAAGTATCAGCAATCAAAGGCACCACAGATGTGACGGTGAAATCAGCGGTCTGTGTGACCGTGATTGGCGTATTAGTAATCTGTGGACATAATGGCATTGCTTACCCCTAGATTGTTATTGAATATGGGTCAATGGGTGAAGTGTGGAATGAGACATTCCAATCATCACTTGTAATTCTGTGAGTCATTCCTTCAATCACCAGGTTGTATTGCAAACTGCGATTGTCCACAGTCAAACGCTTCACACTTACTTGGTCGCCAATCTCGCACGCAAGAAAATCCGGATACAACTGTCCAAGAGAGAGCGCACTGAAATCAATCTGCTTGGCATAAGTAACTGGGTCAGCCTGCTGGCGTGATTCATAAAGCGCAAGATTGGCACCGCTAGTTTCATTCAAAATAGGCGCATCAAATCTTTTAGAAACAAGACCATTGGCAATTCTTGATGGATTGTATGTGGATGTTTTGGTTGCCAAAGCGCCACGGTCAACGACTGCTTGATTGACCACATAGTAAGTTCCAGGGTCAACAATAAGACCACGATAAATCATTGAAAATGCATCGCCCTGGTCAGAGAAAAGCAATTGAGTCGGGCGTGAGAATTTGTCTGATAATGGCACCAGCGTGGCAACGCCAGAGCGCGAAATATAGAAGCGGCCAGCAATGCAATTGACTGCCTGATAAATCATCTGAAGGCAGGATTTGCCCTGAATGGTGGTTGCCATCGTCACGCTGCCAGTCAATGACCGAGCAGTGGCCGACCATCCTGCGTAGTCCAACATTCGCCCAACGCGGGTTGCCGCTGTCTCTGAGAATTGTAAAGAATCTAGGACGGGGGCCTGCGCATCGGCAATGTATCCCAGGCCATCAACAAAGTTCATTACAACTGTTGGGTATTGTCCTTGATTGACAACGCTTGATTCCAAAAATCCTTGGTAAATTGTGTAACCAACGGATGACCAAGTTGCGACAATTCGCATCTGCAGACCAGCCTTGAGTTGACCAGCATACGGACCAGATGCATTGTCTGGGTCATAGGCGCCAGAATAATTGTTGAAAACAATAGATGCGACACCAGATGCATTGTCTGGGTCATAGGCGCCAGAATAATTGTTGAAAACAATAGATGCGACACCAGCCTGCGCCAATATGTCATATTGTTTGCGACCACGGCGAATACTTGTTTCAAGAACATCTGATGCTGTTGTTGATGTCCATGTTGACCCAATGAAAAATTGCACTGCAATTGATGGCGCAGTAACCCCATTGTAATTTGCCATTATCTAGTCCACAACGCTGTTGGAACACCTTCACGGCGTCTAATTGTATTGATGCGATTGTTCATTTCAATAGCATAATCATCTGCAGTTCCGTGTGGAGTGTTGATGGTGATGTTGACAATTGGAGTGTTTCCATAGGCCAAAGAACTATTTGCTGGACCACTTCCAGGCTCACTAGCCAAGTTCACTGTTGGTGAACCCGCAATTGATTTTTGACGGTCTAAGTTTGCTTTGATTGCAGCCGCAGTTGCCTTGGCTTCAATCTCTGGAGTCATCAGAGCAAGATTATATTTCTTGAGCATTTCATTAACAATTTTTTGCTCAATTGAAAGTTCTTTTTTCTTTGAGTTATTTAACTTATCTTGCGCGGCTTGAAGT